CTTTACTATTTTCCTTTTTTATTTTATTATTTTTCCTTTGATTTCCTCCATTGTTAGTTCTTACTAATATTTTTAATAATTCTGATAAATTATCTTTAAATAAATATTTTACAATCACTCTTACTAACAAAAAGACTTCTGCTAATCCCCCTGAAATAAAAATATTAAATGTAGTGTCAGAAAAGCTTATAACCCCAAATCCTTTTAAAGCAAACCAAATATTTAGTAAAACTAATTGTGCTATTAGGATCCATATCAAATAAATTGCATATTTGTTTTTTAATTCTTTTTCTACTTCTATTTTATCGGCAAACAAATCTATTAATTTATCATTCATTCCCCATCTTTTAGTAATTTCGTCAATTGGTTTTGTCTCTTCTTGATTCTTCATTTGCTTTATTTCTGTTTTTGAGTCAAATAATCTTTCTATTTCGTTTTTTGCAGGGTTATTCTTTTCTTCTATCATAACAAGTTTAATATATCTAATCTTACAGTCATAGCTGATACAGATACTTTAAATAATTGTGCTAAATCTAATATTGAAGTATCTTCATCATACATTTTTTCTAATAATATTTTATTCATAAGTAGAGCCCCTGCAAAATAATCTACTTCTTTTTCTTTTTCATCTGGCATTCTATACATTATATCTATGTGTATTTTTTCATTCTCTAATATTTCCTTGTGCAGAAAAAAGTGTCCTAGTTCATGCGCTATTGTAAATCTTTGTCTAACTGGAGAATCATTTTTATTGATTAATATTTCAAATTTTTTAGTCTCTTTATCGTATCTTATCGCTCCTGAAATATTTTTTTCTAAATCTGCTTCATATACTCTTATATCATTTAATTTAGCAAGTTTTAAAACGTCAACAGGGATTTTTAGCATATCATTATTCATTAAAATATTAGTAGATAATTCTTCTAATTCATTAATAATTTTGCTCATAGAATCCCCTCCTTCTTTTGCTATTATAATATAGTTTATTCAAGATTTCAATACACCGATACAAATTATTTTTTCCCTAAAATCAAGCCAAAAATCGACCTTTCAAAATCGTTTTTAAGCCTTTTTTATTTTCAATGAATATACTTATATACCTTGATTTTTGGGTGTTTTTGCTTATTTTTTATCTATAAACATTTTCTGAAACATAGCCATATCTATTTGTTGCTTTTACATAAATATAATTAATATTTCCTAAATCCTTTAATATTTTCACTCGTGTATTTGGTAAATAATAATATCTTGTTCCAGTCAAATTCGAGTTAGAATATATTATTGTATTGCTTTTAAATCTTTTGTATTGCCCTGTTAGATTTACTCCTGATACTGTTGTTCCGTATGCTGAATTATCTACATAAGCATATCTGTCAGTTGCACTAATATAAACTCTATCTACTGTACTTGACACATTCTGTAATATCTTAACTTTTGTATTTTTTAAATATGTATATCTTGTTCCTGTCAAATTTGAATTTGAATACAATGTAGTGGTTGATTTTAGTTTCTTATATTGCCCTACTGTATTACTTATAGGCTGTACGTTACTATCTGTTAAGTAATCACTAGATACCCACTCATTTATTCCAATGTTGCTCCAATTCGAGTTTTCTTTATATACTGTTACTTTATCACCGTTGTATTTTTCTGCCTACTATGCTGTAATTTGTGCTAGGTCCACTTCTTACATTTAAACTTGTATTTACTTTTACATATCTTGTATATGTTGCTGTTGTTACATCTGTACTATTCACTTCTGTACTGTTCTGTACACTTCTGTCATTTTTGAAAGCAAAGAATCCACTATAATTTGCATAAGCTCTAAATGTTTCCTTTTCGACATATACTGTATTTTCTTCAACTGTTGCCTTACCACGTCTTGTAGATAAGTTGAATTTACCTGAATACAAGTATGGGTCATATATCTTTAATCTATCTCCACTATCACATTGTCCGTTTCCGTTTGTATCTTCATAACCATATATTAGTATAAAGTGTCCGCCTGTTGTAAATAGACCGTTTCCACATGCGCTTATTACCATATAGTTTTCTTCTAGTAAATCGCATACATCATTTAGTTTATATATTTCTTTATAGACTATGTCAAATACGTCTGCTGTCCATCTAAATGCACTCCAATATGTGCCGTTGTTAGCACTTCTAAATCCATATTGCACATATAAATCTGCCATTTCGGTTGGCAATATTGTTCCTTTTATACTTGATACCACCATTGCACTACAAGTTGGTCCACATGCACTTGAACCCATTGTTTGACTTGTATTTCCTGTGCTTGTATATAGTTTATTTTTCCAACGTGGGTCTATTTGTGAATAATATGTAAGTCCTGCATATTCTCCTAGTTGTACATTGGGAAGTTCAGAACTTCCGTTATATGCTATTTCTCCTTGTAGTTCAAATCCTTCATCTTCTGTTTCTTGCTCTTCAAGCTTTTGTTCATCTTCTATATATGCTTCTGGTATTTCTGTTGTAGACTGGTTGTCCACTATATTGACTACTGTTTCTATACCTTCGCTTATTTTGTCTACATCTTCTTGTGAGTATTCTATTCCAAAAAATACTCCTGCTAATGCTAATACTACTGTTACAACTGCTGAAATTATTAGTTTCTTGTTTTTCATTATATTTTACCTCCCTTTGATTCTAATTCTAATATTGATAGTCTTGTTTCGTGATCATTTAATTGCTCATGAATTTTATTTCTATCTTTTTGACTAAACTTCATTTGTTCAGTTAATACCTCTATTGTTGTATTCAACTTTGTTATTGTACTATTTAATTTTATTATTACGGTAAAAATAGGTATCATTGATACTATGAAGGCTATTACTGTTGTTACTGTATTATCCAACTCTTCTCACCTCCATCACTCTACAACTTCTACTGTCAGATATGTAGAAGCTTTTCCATAACTTCCTGCTCGGCAATAACCATCAACAGATACTGCTACCGCCATAAATATTAAGTCTCCTTCTTTGACTTCTACTAACACTGAAGGAATTGAAGGGGAACCCCACACATTAACTGCTTCTGGCAACATTGCCATGGCAACAACATCTTTGTATGTATTACCATTTTTCAATATCTGTAACCATCTGTAACCTGAACCGTTTGTGCTCCATCCAGCCTCAATCCACGCAATGCCACTCACTTTAACTTTAGAAACACCTTTGCCTATCTTTACCCCGTAGTTGCTTGTACTTAGTTTGTCTCCTATTTGTGCAATCACTTCATTAAGCTCTAACGTTACTTTTGTATCTTTAGCAAGGCTCTGGTCATTATTTTTTGCAAAAGTAATCATATTTGTCTGAATTAACTTTTCATTCTTTTTATAAAACTCTCCATTTACATTTAAATAATTGTTTCCATTTTTATCTTTTCCGTAATCAAAACAAGGTTCTCCTTCTTTGACAGTTTGAGAATAAGTTACACTTGATAATTTATCGTTATAACATAATTCAAAAATATAGTTCTTTTTGTAGTTAAATCCAGTTCCAAGTGAAATTTCTTGTAAAGATGTACCGTTGCCACTAAAATATGTGTTTCCTGTACCATATTTAAAACCAGTATTTAAAACTAAACTTGTCCAAGCTGACCAAGTTGAAGAGCCTGCTTCTCTATATCTCCATTTAATTCCTAGTGTATTAAATTTAGTTTTAGCTGTATCAAAATAGCCATTGTAGAAATTTCCTGAAAAGCTTAAGCTTACTCCTCCGCCGTGTTGGAGTTGTTCTTTTAAACTCTGCATTTATTGTCAAAGGAATATATGGTACTACTGTAAAATCTCCATTTGCTTGATTTAAAATTTTATAATCACTCATTTTATCTCTTGTATCTACCAAGCAAATCTTAAATTGTTCTAATGTATTATTTTCATAAGTCTTTGTGCCTGTTACAGTTGTTGTAGCACCACTTGTTGTTTTTGTAGCAGGTATATCATATATATTTCTTTCTCTTAATTTACTAAAACCTGCGTAATTTAAACATCTACCTGTTACACTTAGTTTTACTGTTGATTTATAATTTACTAATCTTTTATTACTTCCTGTTAAGGCTACTGTTGTTGCATTTGTATCTATTGCTGTTGCACTATCAATTACAGGGTGCGAACTTTCTGGAACACTTATTGTCATTGTTGTTGTTTTTGTTCCTATTTTTGTGTCTCCTGAATATGTATCGCAAGTTATTGTTACTGTTCCTGTTTGACTGTTTGGAATTTTCTGATAAAAGCTTGTTGGTACTGTCCAGCCTAAGCTTGTACTACCTGTTTTTGTTGCTATTTTTTCACTTAAACCACTGAAACTATATGTAACTGTGTGAGTAAATTCTGAACTCGCCCTGTTTATAATAATGATTGAAGAACTTCCTATGTTTGCGTCTGTTGCTGATATTGAACTTGCTCTTGGGATTGTTGTTAGCTCTGCCGTGCCACTAGCACTACCCCAAGCAGGACCCCAACCATTACCATCAGGCAAATCACAATCAGCACTTATAGTAATGGACTTTCTTCCGTCTGCGTCGTGCGTTATTGTCTTCGAGCCACTAACTAATGCCACTGTTACTCCTGAACTTAAATTTACTGATTTTGTTGCTGGAAATTCTGTTCCATCTATTACTAATTTTTGAGATAATCCACTAGCATGCGCTGTATGTTTTGAACAATATATATATGCTGTAGCACTTACTGTTGTTTGGTTAGTACTTGTATAATTTGAGTTCATGCTTTCTGACCAGTCTATAAAAAACGAATAACTATCTGACCTCTGCGATACGCTACCATTTATTCTTGCCATTTTTTTCTCCTTTCTATAGAGTAAATGCCCCTGTTCCTTTTCCACCTAAGATGGGATTTACATAGTCTTCAAATCTACAGTTTGCTCCTATTGTCAAGTATTTTTCTACTGTCATATTCTTGCTTTTAACAATAGTTTCGTCTGTTTCTTCATCGTAACCAGCGAATAAAAGTATTTCTTCACTAGAGCCTGTTGCGTCAACAACTTTCATTCCTTTTTCGTTGAAATTTCCTTTTGTCTTTGCGTTTGTTTTTTCTATTGTTAATCCGTTCTCGTCAAAAGTTCCACAAGTTGTTGTAACTTTTGTTACACTTCCGTCCGTTAATTTAGTGTTTATTTCTGTCTTTGTATATGTGTCTGTTTGGATTCTTTCGACACTATTTTGTAACGTAATTACATCACTTTTAGGTGCATAATCGCCAAATTTCTGCTTGATTTCGGTATAGTTATTAGCAACTGTTGTTTGTGTTTGACTCACAGTTTGCTTAATTGAATCAATCTCTATTTTTTGCTCCGCCGTTTTTTCTTGTGCAAGAACAGCGTTCTCATTTGCTGTGTTTAAACTCTCGGCTAGAATCGGCGTAGTGTCTGTTGTTGTGTCGTCTGACCAAGTTATATGAGACCTTGTCCAAATATACTTTCCAGATTCCCACGCGTCTTGCGTATTCTTCCAAGTTCCACCAGTTTGAGTTGTGTTGCTAGTAGATAAGTAATATTGGTCTTGTATTGATTTAATTCCTTTGCCTGTTTTACCTTGTATCGACTGTCCTTCAAGCGTTGGCCTACTTGTTTGAGGTGATACTGATTGAGAATATTGTCCTGATGTCCATGTATATGTATCTGCATGTGGTGTCCATACACAAGCATAAGTTGTACTTACCTTATATTTTCCTCCACCTCGCATAAACAATACTGGTGTACTGCTATAACTCATTTGTTGATAACTCACAGGAGAAACTGAACAAAAATTATAATTATCAGCATATATTAAAGTTAAACCTTTTGTAGTTCCCCAACCTTTTCTTTGAGTTTCTAAATCTAAATCTACAGAAAATCCGTTATTATGAGTACTCCAAGATGGTTTTGTTCCACTATTTAATTGTACATAAACTTTTATTCTTGCTAATCCATCACTTGGCAGTTGTGAACCAGTTACAGGGTACCAAGTATCTTCCGAATATGCAGAATTATCTGACAAATCAACAACAGCTGTTGTTCTCCAATAGTCTTTTCCGTCTACTCCATCTTTACCGTCTTTACCATTTGTTCCATCTTTGCCGTCAGTTCCACTAGCTCCTGTTTCTCCTTTTGCTCCTTGTATACAAGTCGCTTTTGATTCTTTTGTTGCTCCATCAGAATATGTTGTGACAGTCTTTTGCCACATATATTTTCCTGCTTGCCATTCTGGGGCAGTTTCACTCCATCCAGTCGTCGGTGGAGTAGTTGAAGTATCTCCTAAGGCATATTGAACTTGTACTTTATTTACTGTTGTTTTTTCAAGTGATGATACTTTTGTGGTTAATCCATTTACGTCTTGCTCTGTTTTGGTTAGCTTCTCGCCTTGTTCTGACTGTTCCTCAATTACAGCTGTCATCTTTCCGTTTATTTTATCAACTGCTAATTCTGTGTTTCTTCTCCAATCTTTTAAAGACAAAACTTCTTTATATGCTTGTTGTGTTTTAGTTAATGCAATTGCCTTAATTGTTCCAGAATATGCTCCGTTATATTTTAAAGTGTGTTCCATAACATAAGTTACATATTCTTTATCACTCTTATCTTTTACTTTTATCTTGTCCCCTAATTTAAGCCAAGGGTAGCCATAGTAGCTTAATTCTATCGGAAGATATGTAAGACCATTTAACACATTAAAAATACCATTTATAACCGCTTCTCGTTCTTCTGCTGATGTTAAATAATAATTGTCTGCTATTGTTATCTGACATCTATTCTCGTCTGTCACCCCTTCTGCTTCTTTTATTGTTTCTTCTCCATCTACGCCACTATTCATTTGTATTCTTACAGAGTTTACTGGTCCAAATACATTGTTGGGTTTAAATCCATCATAATTATTTCCATCAATTGTTTCTACTGCTTCTCCACTTACATCAAGATTTCTTACATAAAGTTTCCCGTCCTCTACATCTATTTCTGCAAATCCTCCTGTTAATTGTACTAGATTGCTTAATACTGTCTTTCTAGTTTCTCTATTAGTAAATGGGTTTCCTTTTAACATATAACTATTATTAGGGAAATTTTTATTCCCTAGTGTTAAACCAACTTGACTGCATAAATTTTCTAAACAAGCGTCTAGTCTTATAGGGTATGTATTGCTATCTACATATAGAGTGTCGAATTTTTTCATATAGTCATACCCCGTGAAACTTGTATTTCCTGATACTTCTTCTGTGTCTGGTTTCGGAATAGTATATGTTCCTAGTTTTTGATATTCTTTTGCATTGTTTATTTCTATTCCTGTTTTTATATTTATATCTTTATTTTCTAGTGAATAGTTGCCATCATCTAATAACTTAACTGTCGCCTTTTTAGCAACAGTAGTTCCAATGAATTTGTCGTTTACATAACAGCTAGAATTGATTTCAAATTCTTGCAAGTCATCATTTTCTGTTATATTAGTTGCAGTTCCTTTTATATTTATAGTTGCATATTTTAAATTTTGAACGTCTGATTTGCATTCCTGTTTAAATTCATTACTTGCCCTTTTTCACACCTACAATTCTATTAATGATTGACTTACTGCGTCATATAATTTTCCTACACAATCTATGTCGAATAACATTGATACTTTTCTATCTCCTCTATATGCACTTATTGTTTTGTTCTCTCCCGTATAAGGATTGAAAAATGTAACACTTATTGCTCTTCTTGGTATGTGGGAATAAAATTCTGTTAATTGTGCTTGGAATAAAGGAGTGGTTTTTAATATAACTTTATATTTTGTTCCAATGTAATTTAATCTCATTGTACCTTTTGCATTTCTTCCCGCTTCTAAACTTAAGTCATATTCTTCTATCTCATAACCTGCTATAAAGTCTGGTTTATAGCCTTCTATTGAAATCAAGTCTCCTGATACATAAGTTTTGCTTACAAAGTCTGATACATATCGTTTACTCCTTTATTTCACTCCTTTATACTGGCACAGGGAAAGGTAGCTCCCCTGTTTGTTCTACATATTCTGTAAATCCTTTTGAAGCTTTTCTTACTATTATTCCCTCGTCCGCTTTTGCTTCAATATCAACCTGTACCTTTGCTTTTTGCATTCCGTTAATTATTGCTCCTACTATTATCTCTCCAAGATTATTGTTATTTATTTTTGTTGATATATTTCCTGATATACTTCCATAGTCTACAAACTCACTTGCATTTACTGACAATTCTTTTGTGTCTACTTCTATTCCATCACTAAACTCTTTTATTGGGTTGTCAAATTCATTTAATAATTTATTAGAAAAACCCGAAACAGTATTTAATACATTTCTGCTTTCTTTTTTTACACCTAATCCAAGACCTTCTAGTAGTTGAACACCGAATTTATTAGTTTTTCTTGAAGGAGAGTGTATTCCAAATGTATTTTTGAATCTATTTAAAACGTTAGTAGCAAAACTAAATGCTGTACTTAATGTTCTTCCCTGCCAATAATTGTTTTGTAAACCATTTCTTAAACCTTTAATTATGTTTATACCAACATCTTCTGACAAATCCCCTTGTTTCAAACCTTCAATTACTTTATCTGCATTATCAATTCCACATTGTTTTAATAGGTTTCTTTGCTCATCTTCTGATAATCCTTGCATATAGCCCTTAACTGCTTCCATAGCTTTTTGTCTCGCTTCTGGTGAATTGTCTAACTGTTTTATTATTGTGTCTGAAAGTTCTTTTGTTACTTTTTCTACTTCTGGTGTCTTCTCTACTATTATTCCCGTCATCTCTTGTAATTTTTGTTTTGTAGCTGGGTCTAGTAAATTAAGTTTTTCTTGATATATTTTATAATTATTTTCTCCTAATGCTTTCCAAGCTTCTACTATTTCAGGAGTTAAATCTTCAACTTTTTGTGTTTGCTCTTTTAATGAATTTGCAACTATTTCAACCTGAGCATTTAACAGTTTTTCAGTTTCTTCATTAATTTCTCCTTGGGTTTCTATTAATTGTTCTTTTTTATATTTAGCAATTTCTATTTCCTTTTTCATTTGTTGATTTATTGTTTGAGTCTGCACACCTGATTCTGTTTCATAGCTTTTTGTCATTTGTTGCAAAATTTTGTCAACTTCTTCTTGATTTGCTGATATAGTTGCAGTTTTTAAGTTTTCAAAATCTGTTATAGTTTTACAACAATTGGTCCAATTTTTTGTACTTTCATCTACCTTTTGTGTAGCCTCTTCATAAGATTTCCTTGCATTTACCAAACTCTGTGTCCAAATATTTTTATAACTTACTAATGCTTTTTGATAGTTATATGTGTTATTAGTATAATCAGCCATTGTAAGTCCATAATCTTCCAATATTTTTGAAAAGTTTGATTGAGCGTCTGAACAATTTTTTATTGCTGTTTCTTTTTGCTGGTATAGCTTTGTACTTTCTTGTATGGCTTTTGCATAATTTTCTTCATTCGCATTTAAAATTATTTCTGCTTTTTTTGCTTCTATTGTTTTATATATACTGCTAGTAATTCCATCTATACTGTCTATAAGTTTTCCATTTTGATATATTCTTCCATCAGTTAGTTCATACTCAGTTCCAAAAGCTTCATTTAATTGATTTAATATAAATTTTGCTCTTTCCTCATAACCAGTTTTAACTTTACCATTTGAATCTGTTAAATTTTCTAGTTCCTTTGTTAATTTCTCAGTATATTCTAGTTCTGCCATCTGGTTATTAATCGTATCTTGTGTTGCTTTTGTTCTCTCCTCTATTGTTTTTGTACTTTCTTCTATGGCTTTTCCATTTTCTTTTATTCTATCTCTCAATTCTTTTGAAACATTATTATAACTTTGTAAAGCCGTTGTCCCTGATATCACTAATCCTGTAAGGGCTCCAATTACAGTTCCTGCTGGTCCAAAAACTGAACCTATTAATGCTCCACTTGCTGTTGCTCCAGCTATTCCTCCTGCTAATTTTAACAACCCTTCTGTAGCTCCTATACTTCCGCTCTTCAAATCTTCCATTGATTTATATGCTAATACACATGAACCAACCAATCCAGCTATACCACCTGCTACTTTTACAGTGTTAGGTATTAAAGATAACATTGCATTAGTTGTTTTTCCAAGAGATTTTGTTACACTATCACCAGCTTGTCTGTATAGTTTAAACTGTTCCACTCCTAATTTTAATGCAGTCCAGGCTGTTCTAGTTCCTTTACCTAATAAAGCCAATCCTGCTTGAAAGCTTGTAGTTGCTTTTTGACTACCTAACAAAACTTTTCTTAAGGTATTTAACCAACCTATCAATTTCAATATTTTGGCTCCAATATATAATGCACATATTGTTTTTAGAATACCTAATATAGTCTTTGCCTGTTTGCTCATTCCTGTATATTCCCAGCTTATTTCTCCTGTTAATGGATTTATTTTTTTAGTAAATCCTAGCCACTTCATAATTTTATCTCTTATATCTGTAGCTTTGTTTTTCACTTTACCCATTAAATTGTCATATTCTTTCATTGCGTCAAGCAATCTTTGGTCTATACCTCCACCACTTATTCCGCCTGAGCCACCGCCAGAACTGCTTGGTAATGTTATATTATTAATCTCATCGAAGCCCATTAATTGATTCTTTAATTCTTTTGCTTTTCCGCTTGCTGTTCCTAAATCACTTGCTAAGTCATCTGCTCCAATATTTGCACTTAAGTTTACTTTTTGGTCCGAAACTTTAAATCCAAATAATTTCGCAATCATTTTTAGTAATTCATTTATTACCATCATTATTGCGTTTACGTATGGTAGTACTCCTCCCAAAAGTCCTTGCCATAAATTTCCCATATTTCTTTTAAAGGCAACTACTTGAGCATTAAATATTCTTAATTGGTTTGCAGGGCTTTCCATGGTATTTGCAAAATCGCCTTGTGCTATTTGTGCTTGTTTTAATACAGCAATATAACGTAATACCATTTTTTCTGCTTGAGACATATTTTTTACACTACGTTCTATGCCTAAACTATCTGCAATAGGTTGTAATGATTGCTGTGTTATGTCAAGTCCTAAATCTCTTAATGGTTTAGTTTGTCCAGCTAAACCTGCTCTTAATTTTTGCATTGCATTTTCTGGGTCTATATTATATAAAGATGACAAATCATAACCTAATTTAGTAAAATTTTCTGATAGAATATATGCATATTTTGCACTTATTCCCATAGATTTTGACATAGAATTAAATAATGCTTGATAATTCATACTTTCTTCTATGTTTACACCTAGTTTTTCTTCTAACTCATTTTGAAATTTTACTGCTCTTTCATAATACTGGTTTAATCCTTGTAAACCTTTCCCCATAGATACACTAAAAAGGTTTGCAGTTTCTACAAAATTTACACTTTCATCTGTCATTCCTTGTAGAGTTTTAATCATCTTTCTACCAGTCACAACAGCTGTTCCTATTCCTGCAATACCTTTTAAAGTTTTGCTAAAACCAGAAGATTGCTTTATCTGATTATTTAATTTTGGAATACCTGTATTTTTACCAATTTTGTCTAATTGTGATTTAAGTCCTTTGACAGAATCTTTTATTTGGTCAATCCCTGTTATTACACTTTGGTAATCCAAAGTTACTCTGTCTTCTAATGTATCTACATTATAATCAGCCCTTTTTAGCACTCCTTTGTTCTAGCATTATTTTTGCATTTAAAAGTTGTTGTTTTATTTTGTTTTCAACTTCTTTGCTTTTTTCTAATTTATTTAATGGCTTGTCTTCAAGTTCAATCGGTTTGTTCGGGTAGTTTACGCCTTTACTAAAAGCCGATGTTACTGCTATATAAGTGTAATAGCCTTGTAGCCAAGCACTTGTATTCATCATTTCTTTTTGTAATTTTGCTTCTTCTTCTGTTTTTCTCATATATGAATTTCGGTATGTCCAAAGCAAGTCTGGTTCATCGTTCCAAAATTCTTGCAAGGGCATACCGAACTTGTATTGCTAATGGTATTAAATATTTATAAAACAGTTCTTGAAGCGTTTTTACTTTCTCCCCATCTGTTTCTAAATTTCTACTATTTCTATTTCCTTGATTTTCTTCTTTCCAGCTGGGGCTCCTGAAAAAGTCGAATATTGTTCCATAATGAAACTTGATATTTGTCCAATATCTACGCCTTCTTCTTCACTCATGTTTTCTTCTATATAATCATTTAATATTTGATTACATTCTGCTACTGTATTTTTAGGTTGTTTTTCCAACATACCAAAATGTAATAATTTTGCTGTTCCTTCTACTGGTGCCTCATCCATTGAATTTAATGCTTTGATAAAGCCTTCTTTTTCTGCTTTTAAAACAGAAGCTCTGCTAGAAAAACCTATTAAATATTCTTTTTCTTTAACTACTAATTTCATAAATTTACTCATACTAATTTACCTCCATTTAAACCTTTTAGTTATGCACTTAGTGTTGGTAACAATGCTGTAACTTGTGTTGATGTTTTATAATCTATTGCTTCTGGTGTTATTGTTAATGTTGCTTCTATTGGTGCATTTTGTGATACTGCATTTATTCTTGTTCTTGCATTACCTTTTATTGTATAACCTGTTCCATCTGCGAATTTTACTAAGAAATCATGTGTTTCTCCGTTACAATAAGGCATTACTTTATTATGGAAATTTTCCTCTGTATAGTTATATAAGAAGCTTTGTGCTGGGTTGTCTCCTCTACCACCTATATAACTTTTGTTTTTGTCTTTTAATGTTGTTACTTCAATTTGTTCTGGATCTGAACCAGTATCTGGCACATCCTTAATTTCTACTAACTCTGTAAATGAGTTTGCACCTTTCTTTTTTCCATATAACATTGTTCCAATGTCTGCTATTGCTTTTACATTTTCATCTGCCCTTTAAATTACCTCCTAAAAATAATTTTCTTTTCATTAATTGTTGCCTCTGCTCTCATATATAGCCTGTCTACGTTTCTGTCAATATTTGGTGTTGGTTTAGGCTCTGCCACCTTCATTAGATAGTGTCCCTCAAAAACATCATATATTAATTTTTCTAGCTCAGCTATAATGCTTTGCCTTGCAACCTTTTTATTTTCAACAGTTTTGTCTGTCGAATAAACTTCTATATCGAATATCAAACGATATTCTTTTTCTTTATGTGCTAATGTTTCATCTTTAATTATTAATTTACATTCTGGTATTACTACTAACGGGAATTTGTTTATTTCTTGAGGTGCTGATTTTAATACTTCTGGACTAAACTTAGACTTGCTTTGTATATATTCTTTTGAATACTGATACATTTCATCATATACATCTGGTCTTGCCCTTTAAATCAACTCCTTGTTTCTCTTAGTAGTTCTTCCTCTGCTATTTGTGGGAACATTTCTCTTGCTCTTTCTAATGCTTCATAGAAAGCTCTTTCTGCTGGCAATCCTTTTGTCCAAGCCCTTAATGTTCCACTCTCATCTGTCCATTTATATGGATTAGGGTCATTTTCAGTAGTTGGGTACCACCAACCTTTTTCTCCATGTCCATTTACATCATATTTCCACCCTGCTTTTGCTAATGCTTCTGCTGTGTGTGGTATTTGAGAACCTATTATGCCTGTCCCATATTCATGGTATGTCCATTTCTCTTCAGTATTTCTAATTCCTGCTACCGCTGTTTTACCTTTTGTTGTTGCCGGTATTTTTTCTGTATCTGGGTAAACATCTTCCATCATTATATCTGCTAGCCTATCTACAATTCTTAAAGCTACTTTTGGAATATTCTTTTTTTTAGTTTCATATCTTTGTATCATTTTATCTAAATCCGATAAAGATAATTTTACTTCATTAACTTGTTTGCCCCTTTATATCACTCTATTTTTTCAAAATATATTGCTATTTTTCTATTTTGCTCTCTTACGGAGCTTATTCTATAATTAGCCTTGTCACCACAAACGCTCTCATTAGTAGGTGTTGTTCTGTCTAAATATGCAACATCACCTTCTTTAAATTCCCCTAAATATTTGTCATAATCAACAAATACTCTTTGCATTTTAGAAGTTTTACTCCCATATTCTGCAACATCACTTTCTCCGCTTAATGGCTGTATATTGAACTTTCCATAATATTTAGGCTTATCATATTCATTGATATTGTTTCCATAATCATCTAATGTTTCTTTTAATAGCTTTGCAACATATAAATCCTTTTTCTGACAATCTCTTCTACTCAACTAGGAACACCTGCCTTTGCTGGAGGCAATTCGTTCAATAAGTCTTGTGAAAGTCCGGCTCTTGCATAGCTTTCAGAAACTCCATTTTCTGACCAACTAGTTAGATTCTCATTTCCTGCTAATTTATATAATTCTATGGCACATTTTGTTTGCCATTCTCTGGCTCTATCATTTGGTAAGTCTGTTATTTCTTTATCAAAAGGGTAAACTAAATTTAAATATCTTTGCTTTGCTCGTTTTAGCTTCAATTTAAATATATCGTCTTTTCCATCATCATCTTTATCTTCGAGTATTTCTAAACGCATTTCTTTTATTTGTTCTTGTTCCGAAATCCTAATTTAGCCCTCCTTTTTCACTATTTTCACAACCTTTACCAATTGAATCTTATTTTTCTTACCCGCTTCTTCTAATTCTCTTAATCTGTCAGAAGATATTTTGATTCTATCTCCTACATTCATATCTTTATTAAGTTTTATATCAGAATATGGGTTTATAACTTCTAGTTCAATAACTCTTGCCATTGTTCTTTTACACCTTCTTGTTTATATTTAACGTTTTTTGGTATATTCTTATAAATTTGCTTTATTTTATCTTTACTAATATTCATATCAAATGGAAGTATATAACCATTTTCTCCATCTTTTATTTCTTGCTTTGCATTAGGAAAAGGTGTTACTAATACTGGAACTCCTAACAATAAACTTTCATACATTGTGTAACAAAAGCTTTCTGTATCGCTTAATTGAACAACATAGTCATGATTTTTAATGACTTCTCCAATATTTTTTGTTATTGATTTTTGAATAATCATATTCTTGTATGATTGTTCATTATAAACGTTTGTGCCATATACATTCCATATATATGGAATATGCAATTCTTCTAATAAATCACATAGTATTTTCATTCTTTCAAAACCTTTTTCTTTTGTAAGTCTACATAAGCTTAATAGCTTCAAAGTTTTTTGAGAATTTACATAAGGTTTTATAAGAATATTAGGAATTATTATACTGTCATAACCATATTCTTTTTTTAGTGAATCTCTTGCACTTTCACTTACAGCTATAAATTGTGTATCTGGAGAATATTTTTTTATTTCCCAGTCCCAAAATCTTTTCATTTGAGACCAGTCTGAATGAACCATTTGATATATTTTTTTATATTTTACTTTTTCTATCATTTGATTATCTATTAAAACACTTGTAATTATTAATGTATCACATTCTATATCTGTAGGTTCACATACAATATCTGCATATTGACTTAATTTTAAAGCATTATCAATATTTATATTTCGGCAAAGTAGCGTTATATCATATTCTTTATAAAATGTTTTACAAAAGTTTATAATAAACGTTTCAATTCCACCTATTTTATTAAAAAAATGTTGACACAACACTACTTTTTTCATATTTTACCTCTTACGCACTTATACTTCCATCATTAACTAAAACAACTTTTCTGCCTTGTGGTTTTGTGAATTTTGTTGCTAATCCAGTAATTTTTCCATGATATAATTCGTTAGCATAATCTAAACCAAATTGTCCAAAGATTTGATATTTCTCTCCTGCACCTGTTTTAGCAAGTAATTCTCTAAAGAAGTTACCTTTACCTGGTACTGGTTGTTCAATAGGTCTTATTACATCAAAGTTTACAAGTAATGCTGTTCCTGCTGGTAAGAATTGACCTAACATTAAGTCTACTTCTCCTAGAGGCATAATTAATTTTGTAATTTGGATTCCGTTTTCATTCCTTGTAGCTGGTGCTACTGTTAATCCATTTTCTACAGCACTTGCATTTAATTGATTTAGAGATACTCCATCAACCATTAAAGTTAATCTTGTTATATCTCCGTTACTATCGTAAATTTTTTGCATTAAATCATTTACTAGCCAAATGTCTAGAGGTTTTCCTCCTGCTGTTACAACGTTTGTTGTTATAGCTGAAACCATACCTCTTGTTTTATTTACTTTATCATCTGCATTTGCTTTATTGTATGTTCCTTGAATACAAGTTTTTTCAAGACTTCTTGCAATTTTCTTTAATTTATTTGCTGTTTGGAAGTCTAACTCAGTTTTTGGATTTGCTTCTTGTCCTGCTATGTTTGCTCCTGACAAAGTACCCATGTTAGACATTTTTGCATAAGATATTCCTATTGATTCATGGAATATTTGTGTTACGTTTGTATTTTGGTTTCTTGTAACCAATGTAGCGTCTGGTGCTGTTAAAGAACCTTTTTCACTTATATTTGGTATATCTCCCTCTTCTGATGTGTAGTCTTGTCCTAATACGAACTCAACTGAATTTGAATAAGCTGTTTTTCCAGCTATCATTGATAAGAATGGTGTTCTTTCATTTCCTTTGTTAAATAATGCACCTGAATAGTTAGGTGTTGCAAAACTCATTGCGAAATTGTCTGCCCTTTAAATCTCTCCTTTTTTAATTTTCTTTTTTTATTTCTTCTTCTACAAGTCTTTGATAATAAACCATGTTGTTTATATCATTTTTCTTTGTAGCTTCTTCCAATAATTGTATATATTGGTCCTTTTTAGTTTTTGCACTAAAACTAGCATTTCCTGCTGGTGGTGGTGTAGTTCCATTTATAATGCTATCTTTCATTTTTGTTTCTATATCACTTTTTTGTTTAGTTATTGTTTGACATATCTTTTCAGCTAAAGTTCTTGTTTTTTCTTCATCTGTTCCAACTATGTCCTCAATAAAGTCTGAATAATCTTCTTCTTTTAATCCAGCACTAGCAAATACTGTTTTTGCTGTTGCTGTACTTAATTTTTTTAGTGCTTCATTATATGCTTTTTCCTTTTCTTTAGCTTCTAATGTTTTCTTTTCTTCTTCTGTCATTTTTGACTTTTTAAATTCGTCATATTCTGCTGTTATATCTGCAATAGCCTTATCTTTATTAGCAATTGCTTCCTTATTAGCTTTTCTTTCATTTGCAACTACAGTTGCTGGTACGTACGAAGTATCAACCATTTTTTGAATAGCTTCTACTTTCGCATTATCATCTAATTCAGCATTAGATAATAGTTTAACTAATTCCTCTTTCTCCATCTTCTTTTCCTTTCTCTCCACCTACCTCATTTTTTGCCAAGTGAGTGCTTGTATTGGTGTGGTTAGTGATACCCTCACTAACTAAGGTTTTTGTTGACTTAGAATCTTTTTTCCAAAAGTCCTCGCCAAAATAATCTTTCCCTTTTTGGTAAACATCATTAGGGTCTGAAAACAAGTCGCAAGTTACAAATGCTACTTCTGGTGGCACTTGTGCTGACATCATATTCATTAATCCTTGTGTTTTTACCAATAAGTTGTCTGATTTATTTCTTGTAAATTTAATATCAATATCACTTAATTTTAGTACTTTAATTTTTTCTTCTTTGTCTTTAGTTTTGTATTTACAAATACTTAAAATTAATTTTAAAAATTTTCTTTCTGACTTTTTAAATGAAAGTTCATCTTGTTTTGCTCTTTCATCTGCCATTGTCCAGCCTTCACCTAAAAGTCTAGCTTGTCCTGTATCTCCTCCACTTGCTTTATGATTAAGTCTTGGAATACCTACTATTGATAACAAGCTCTCGTATCTATCATCTGATACAACTTTTGTTTCTGTATGCGTTAACTGATTTGTTAATAATTTTACATCTGCAGGTTTGCCTGGGTCAGATGAACTAACTTGTATAGCTCCATTTGCTACTAATTTCTTAAATGTTATTAAATCTATTTCTTGATTTACAAATACCAATAAGCTTTGAATAAATTGGTCTATTCCATCTAAATCCGCCGATTTAATTTTATTTATTGCTTCTAAATCTGACATTACAAGTTCTATTAAACCAAGTCTTGAATTATTTAGTGGGTATTCTATAATTCTTTGCCCTTTTATTTCTAAGGGGTATGAATCAACCATTTCTTCACTAATTGGAATGCTTTGAGGCATTATTTTGTATTCTCCATTATCTTCCTTAAATATGTATTTATTTGTATCGGTATAAACTGTTACAACTCTATATTTAACAACCAACGGTATTTTATCATCGGTCATTATTTGGTCTACAAAATAGCTTATGTACCCTGAAAACAAAGGGTCTCCTTTTATGTCATTTGAATACACTACAAATGTTCTTCTTGGGTCTGGAACTGACAATTCAAATGGTGCGTCATCTTCGTCCCCTTTTCTATCTGCTTCAACCCACCTGTAAGCAGTACCACAAATGTACTGCCACTCGGCAAGTTCTTTGTCTAAACTTGCTTTATCTTCACTTTCCATAAATCTGTTAAGTAAAGATATTTCTGGATTTAATGTTTCTCCTTCTTTTTCGCCTTTTTGAACATATTTGACTGGTTCTCCATACACATAAGATTTTTTAAATTCCACAATCTCAAAAGCATGGTTTTCCAATGTAATGTTATTTATCTCTGGTCTAACTATTTTCTTTTTGTCTAAAATTGGTTGTTTTCCTTTGTAATAATTGTATAAATAATCAATCTCGCCTGCATTAATCTCATGTTCTCTTAAAACTTCTGGTAGAATTTTAGATAAAGTCTTTTCGTTTAATTCTTCCTTGGTATATGAAGATAATAGTTTTCTTCTGCCAAAATATTGTACTGTTTTTGGTGTATTTTCTACTTCAGTACTTTCAATTGGTTCTGACATTATTTCTTGTTCAACATTTTCTACCTCTGAGTTCCTTTTATCTCCTCCATAAACAGAATTAGGTTGCAAACGGATTGCTCCATGCAACCCATTCCTAAGGTTAATGGAGATGAATTAGTTTAGATACTTAATCCCTCCGCCTATTAATTTCTTGTATCTTACTCCCTGACTATAATAGTCCTCTTCTTAATACATTATATTACACTTTTTCTCTATCTTAACATTTTTCCGTTTTATGTAACCTTGCATATACTTTTTATTTAATTCCGGCATATCTTTTTGAAATTCATAAGAAAATTTATCACATTCACTTACATATATTGTTATTAAATTTAAACTATCTCTAACTCTCGTGATTTTTTTCATGTATTCTTGCCTAAAATTTCCTGTTCTAAATTTATAACATTCTTCCCAATGCTCACATTTCCAACAAATATTCTTCCTTGCACCCTCCTATATATCTTTCATAGTAAATATATGAGGATTATCTAATATAACTTCATATAAAGCTGTTGCTAATTGATTAACTATTCTTTCATCTTGTCTTAAATCGTGCAAATCTAATTTTTCAAATATTCCATGTACTAATTCATGCAAGAATGTTTGGTTTTGTTGTTTTTGATTAAATCTGTTCGAAATTTCAATTATTTCTTTGTCATAATCAATTTTCCCATAACAATCATTAGGCAATTCAATTACTTGTTGTTTTTTTATTATTTCATACTCTTTATAACCTATTTTTACTTTCTTTGATTTCATTTTAAATTCCTAACAAGCTCCTGTTTATTGCTCTTGGTTTGTTAGGTTTCCCCCTCTCTAATATAATTTCTGTTACAAACAATGTCCCACTATCTGGAGCGTCATCATTTTTATTAGGGTAGTCAAAACTATATGTGGTTAAATTTTTCATAAAACGACCATAATCACTGTTTGGTTTGTATTTTGTTTTAGGTTTAAAGTACATTAGTTTTCTTAAAGTTCCTTGATTGTCCTTTATTCTTTTTTCTTTCTTTACTGTACTGTACTTTTCTGTTATAGTACAATAATATATATCTCTATCTTCTAGCATTTTATCTAATAGCACTTTTAATGATGTGTCTGTATTGTTTTCTATTACTAACCAAGTAATATGATGTTCTTCTATTTTTGCAATAATTTCTTCGTATAATTCGGTCATTGCTTTTTTCTTAAAGATAACATCTATCATAAAATAAATTCTTCCATCTGTTTTACATATTGGCATTGAAACATTATCTTTACCACGCCTAGTTGTATCTAATACTGCTAATGAATAATTGCTATATGCCGGTGTTCCATCTTCATTTACTGGCAAATCATCAAAATGATTTAATAAATCATCTGCAAAATCGAGTCCTTCTGCTGGTATCGGGTCTTGTTGATACACGCAAGCCCATTGGAACTCATCTGTTACATCTCTCAACTGTCTTGCTTCTTCTGTTGTCATTACAGCCTTACAAGTTGTTTCATCATTTTCGTCTAGTAATGGTACTCTTATTACTACTGTTGTTCCATCTTTGCTTTCCCATACATATTTAAACTTATCGCTTGGAACTAGTTCTGATATTGCTTCTCTATCTTGTATAATTCTATTTAAAATATCTTCCGGAGACCACATTGTACCTGCAAATATAAACTTTGTACTATCTCCGTCACGTCTGTTAATCCAGTTTCCTGTCCATTTATTATATAGCCCTTGATGTATTGTACTGTCTGTTGCCTCTTCTGCACCTTTGGTCATATCGTCAAATATCATTGCTTTGTTAGCTCTTTTACCTGTAACCTGCCCATCTCTTGATACTGCTATATGTGAGGCTGGTACCGTACTGTCTTTTAACTTCCAGTTATATACCTCTTTTGTGGCAAATGGATTATCTCCATACTGTCTATACTCTGGAAATACATCTCTGAATCGCTTGTCTGTTATAATCTCTCTTACGTTTCTACTAAATCCTGCTACTAAGTCATCTGAATAAGACATTCTTATCACGGAATAGTTTCTGCTTATTCCATATAGCCAAGCTGTCCAATATGTTAATGTAACTGATTTACCAGCACTAGGGGGGTAAGAAGCTATTATATACTTTAATTTTTCTGAAAATGTAATCTTATTTAAGTAGAACAAAAAAGGCTTTAAAATGCCTCTTCTGCCCGCTAAAACCTTCTTTGAATTATTCATCTCCATATAATCAAAAAAGTGTTCTAACGACCTTCTGCCTGCAAACGCAAGTGTTTTTTCATATAAACTATAATATTGTGATTGAAACTCTAAACTACTATTTATAATTTTATTTTCTGTTGCTGGCAATAAAAATATGATTGCATATTTACAAGCATTTAGCTCAATATTTTTTCTATCTGGACTATTAACACCACTGTCAAAATATTGCAATAGCAACTGATACAAGTTTTCACACATTGTATAATAAGAATATTCATCTATTTTTTTGTTTGATTTTAGAAGTTTTATTATTTCTTGTATGGTATTCTCATAATCTTGCCTTTATATCACGCCTTTTTCTATCTGTTCCAATTTCTTCATACCATCTTCTGTTTTTGGTAATCCTACTAATCTTACTATGCTATATTTTGGTACATCTAGGGCTATTTCTATTCTTCTCGCCATATATGGAGATATTCCAAGTTTCCCATTTATTATATCTGAAATGGTATGTTTCCTAACACTTTCATTTTCTTTAACTAAGCCCAACTCGTTAAGCCTGTCTACTAATGCTTGTTGTGTCATATTCTTTTTAATTAATATTAACTTAATATATGTACCTATATGCATTATTTACCTAACTTTCTAGCTCTTTTTTCTGCTTTTCTCTTTTTATTTGCTTGTGTTTTTGCAAATTGTTCTGCATACTTCCTTTTGCGTGTTTCTCTATTTGATTTATCATGCAATCCCATCTTAATTACCTCCACATAAGAACTTTAGTCCCTTATCAGTTTTACATTTTATTTCACTCAATCTAGCACATTTCTTAAATAATTTTTCACTATATTTTCTATTCCATATTTTATTTCTTTGCCCCCAGAAGCCCGTAGGTTTTATTATTTCTATTCCCTTTTCTAGCTCCCATTCTTTTATGGTTTGTCTTCTTTCATATTTTGACATGTATAAATCTCCTCTATTTTATACTTGGCGACAACCTATGGACTTGCACCATATACCTTATTAGGTACGCAATTCTTAGCAGGAATGCTCCAAACTTTTTGAATTAGGTTGTCATTATTTGGCTGGAAAACTCAGATTCGAACTAAGAATTAGAGGTTCAAAGCCTCTTGTGTTACCAGTTACACCATTTTCCAATATGCTTGAGAGATATTGTAATATCTCTCATCATTAAACAGGTAATTACCTTGTTCAATATATCTAATGGTTGCGGAGGGAGTAATCGAAACTCCATTTACGGCTAAGGAGACCGTTGTGCTACCATTACACTACCCCGCGATATACAAACATATTATTAGAGTTTCCCCTTACAGTAGTTTTATCTTCTTAATTATTCAACCACCGAGAGAGCAAGTCTGAGCATAAAGTTGCGACCTCTATACTTCTTGCCCCGTTCTAGCTCGTACGAGATTGATTTCTCGTAAATTTCACCCATCATTCAGATAATTTTATATGTATTAACCAATCTAATACCTATTGTTCTGTAAATTGTCTCGTATTGGGCTACTTTAACCTAGTTATGTCTTATAGTTCTCTTTCAAGAACATCACGAGAAATAGCCTTATTTAGCATTACCTACATTGCTTCATATTTGCTAGATATGAGGTATAGGCTTATTGACTACTAGCCCGTCTATTGTGGCTACGACAACTCTAGTGTTTTATTAAGCGATAAACCCTGCACATTGTCCATTATTGAGTTTTACCTCTCCTCTACATATATCTCTATACATAGAAAGCGACCTTACAAACGTATTCGTATGTCTGACTACTTATCGAACAATTCCAAGCTGTATGATATTACAGTTTAGCACTTGGGTAATAATATGTTTAATGGAGCTTTCTGCAAGACTCGAACTTACTATTATGCTTTACAAGAGCATTGTTTTGCCAGTTAAACTAAGAAAGCATATACAGGAATTGCACAATACTAGAAGATTTATCTTCCAGTATTTATACAATACCAGAAACCTTTTCTACTCTTGGTAGATAGGTAATTTATTTCACAACCCTTTAACTATAAGAATAGTTAGTAGCTGTTGAAAACTAATCTAATTCAATATTTTCTATTTCTGCTCTGATTTGTAAAGATTTTAAATATTGTTCCATATTATATTTTTGGTCTTCTAATACTTCAATTGGACAAGTTGGTGTAAATCCTAATGTTTTAGCTTCGTTTTTCACTAACATCTTACACAATTTCTCGTATCTTATTTTTGTTTGATAATATTCTGCTTGAAACCTTTTCTTATAATCAGAACTATTCATTAAATTAATAGTATCATTTAATTCCATCTTTTTTGGCAATTTTATAACCAATTCTTCTGGTGTACATTTTATTTCTGCTCTATTACACATAGTTAATTTTCCTCCATTCTTATACATTTATTTTCAAATTTTTTATATGCGTCAAAATACAATTCTTTTTTATCTCCATTGTATGTTAGTTCATAATACATACCATCAAACAATGTTGTACTTAATAATGCTTTATGGTTTTGTAATGTTTTACAATACCAAACATCAAATATTTCAAACTCTGGAATATTATCACTCTTGTCTAAATGTTCAAGTGCATATTGTTTTACTATTTCTTTACACTTCTCAATAAATTCTTTGCTTCCCATATTACTGAACCTCCCTTGTTATTCCTTTTATTGCCCAGAATTGAGCTTCTTCTAATTTTGTTAGTACAAGTGATGTTTCTCTACTAGGTTTGCAATTATGGTCTATTACATCATACATATTAGAAAATGAACTTCTAATTAAGTCTATTCTGTCTTGCTGTTCTTTGCTTACTTCTACAAATTTTGCTCTATCATTCATTGTTTTTACCTCCAAATATACTACTTAATACACTTACCACTATTGCTGTGCATAATCCGTGCCAGTATGTCCATACAAAGCCTATTTTAAATGCCCATACTATTAATGCTCCTATGCCCCAGAACACTAAACCTGACAATGCCAAGCCTAATATTATGATAAGTATTATAAACAATATTACTAATGTTCCTCCTGTTGCTGTTCCAATCAAATTTCCTATTTTCTTAAACATACTTTTTCTTCCTTTCATCAAGTTTCATACTATTATTTTATAAACTCAATTTCTTCATCTCTTATGCCAGAAATGCTGATTTACTCTTTTGATCCTACTGACATAACCAGTTCATATATGGCTTTTTCAAATCTATCTCCATAGTACCTATATGTTTCTGTTGGATTAAGACTTATTAAGTTTCCTTCAAAACCTCTACACTTTACTTTCATTTTCAGTACTCTCCTTTTATCAATATTGGAATATCACATAAAAACTTATCAATCTTTGATATTTCTTCTTCAAGGTGTTGAGCCATGTCTTTATTGCCAAAACAATGTGTGCTTTGCTTAACAAGATTAAATTTAAGTTTTGCTAATAATTTGCATAATTCCATGTAATCTTCTTCATTGTCCATAAAAATCTCCTTTAATTATAAAGTCTAGCCCATCTACTGTACTCAAATGTCTTTGATAAAGTCCTATTTACCCTAGCACCTCTCATAAAAATGTATGGATTCACTAAATAATTGTTTTCTTTGCCTGTTTTTACCTTAGCAAATATCTTTTTACTTACTAATTCCTCTACTGCTCTTGCAACACTTATGCCAGAAACAAAGTCGCATTTTCTTTTTATATCATCTAAAGTCAATTTAATACCGTTGTCAAAAGCCAAATACCCTGTATCATATCTGATATACTGCAACATTTCTAAACAAACTGACATTTCTGCTGAAGATAGCTTCTCTCTTGCCAACACACTTGCTGATTTTAGAAAAAATTTTACATACATCTCCGTTTTTTGTAATTCATCGGTATTTTTTAAATAATCTATTGACTTTTTTCTTAAAATTCTATCTCCCTCATTAAGTTCTACATAGTTCCTGATAAAATCTCCCCTAACATATATCAAATTTGATATATATAACCCCGTTTCATATATCATTTTTGATATATGTACTAATTCTATATTCCTTTACTCTCCCTAAGTATTGAACTCATTTTTTCAGGTTTCAGTCCTCTTATTTCTATAATTCAAATATTTAGAGGTAAAAAAATGGTTATCAAGCAGACAGTTTTTACTGCCCACTCAATAACCTAGCTAGATTATATTAATTAGATTTTATCAACAAATAATTGTTTGTCAATGCATTTTTGTAAAAGGTAATTAAAAGGTAATAAAGTTGTAACCCCTTTTGGTATATGGAAATTTGTGAGGAGGTAACTCAACCCCCTGCCTTGTCTACATTATAGGGGTGGGGTACCTATATATTTGAAACATTGCACAAAATTATTGTTACGCGCAAAGTTTTAAGTCTGTTCTATTCCCTGCAAAGTGTTGGTATCACTGTGTTATAGTGTTTTACATTGAAATTATACAAAAAAAATACAATATTTTAATTGGAAAATACAGACAAACAGAGGTAACATAACACCCTTATAATATTCCCCTTAATCCCTTATAATACCTTACATGATACATTGTATAACACCCACACAATGCACCATACTACAATGCTACAACAGTATATGTCACAACATGTCGAATACTGTCGTAATAAAATAGTTGTAATATGTAGGATTCTAATATACAATAATATAAATAATATAATAAGGAAGTGTATAAAATGGCATTAATAAAATGTAAAGAATGTGGAAAAGACATATCAGACACGGCAAAAGTATGTATTAATTGCGGAGCGAAAACAGAAAAAGCCAAAAGAGATAATAAAAATATAGTAAAATTAGGAATAACAATATTAATAATTATATTGCTTGCTAGTGTTATATTTGCTATATATAGTCATAACCCGAAAATAAAAGTTTGCAATAAAGCTATTAATATATTAGAAAAATATAAGAAAGATGAAATTGACACGCCTAAACTAATGAATGAATTGAAAACGTTATCAAATGAGGCGGAAGCACTATCTGAGAAAGCTCGTAAAAGTGAAACTCAACTACACTTGTCAAATATATCAATAACGTTGTACTTAATGTCAAATGAGATATCTAATACTTATTACTATTGGAGCAGTCACGCAGAAACAAGCGACAGCAAAATTGACGAATATATAAAAAACATAAAAAAATTAAAGTATTAACCCCCTATTTCTGTTAGGGGTCTCTTTATGTATAAAAATACAAAATAATTGTTGACACGGTCTAACGTATGTGCTATAATATAAATAGATTAATAAAGGAGGTTTATGTCATGGGAGAATCAAAAAGAGATTATAAAAGAGAACAAGAACGCGAAAAAGAAATTGTAAAAAGATATACAGTAAAAGTCCCCAAATATATGGCGAGTGCACTTGATGAAAAGCTAAAAAAAGAGGACAAAACATATTCAAGCATAGCACTTGAAGCAATAGAAAAATATTTGAAAAAAATTTAAAAAAGCATTGACAACGTTATAACGTTGTGGTATAATATAATCAAGTTAAGGGAAAGAACAAAAAAAACTGATACAGTGTAAACCCTGAGAAAGTTACAACACTATATCAGCCCCAAAACCTCTCGAAAAGTGGTTAACCTCTCAAAAGTGGTTTCTATATTTATTATAAAATAGAATATAGAAAAAATCAACCACCTTTTGAGAAAAAATAGAAAGGTGGTTTTATTTATGAAAGAAAAAGAAATATTAAAAAGAATTGAAGAAATGGGACAAAGAAGCAAATGGAGCAAAGGCGTATTAGAATATGCGCAAGAATTATTAGAAAACTTAGAGAATGGCGAAATAATAACAAAAGAAAGATTGCTAAATGGTGCAAAAGATTGGAATCAATACAGCTGGGGCGGTTGTAGTTTGATATATGATTGCGATATATGCGAAAGATTAGCAACAGTAAGTGAACAAAAAAGAACTAGAAACGGCGAACTAAAACCAAACAAAAACGATGAATGGTTAGACTGCCAAGCAAGAGCATTATTTCAAGCAAGCGCTAAAATTTTAAGAGTTGCTAAAAACGAAATACTAGAAAAATAGTTATTAATTTTGACAAGTAAGAAAAATCACAAAAGAAAGGAATTTGAAAAATTTTTGGATAAGACTCATTTTTTATAATGATTAAAAATATTACCTATGGTATAATTC